GATTTCCCTGATGGTGTTGTCATCGAGGTAAGGGTTGTCAAGGTAAGTGGTTTGAAAGAACTCCACGTCATCCCTCGTTAGCACTTGGTCATATATCCAATGGAATTCATCGGATGGGTTATAGTCGATAATCACCCTATCGGTTGTCCGTAGTAGTAACTGCCTCCAATCCTCAAGGTCTATTTCGTTTGCTTCGTTTATGAATAGGATATCCCTCTTCCTTCCCCTTACCTTCTGCGGTTGATCAATAGAGATGAACTCAACTAAATTTCCAAAGAGGATGTAAGTGCCTTCGGTCTTGTTGTGTAACTTCTCATCATACCATCCTTCTCTATTAATGATTTGGAAAAAGTCACGCATTGCAGTTGCTCTTAAAGCTGGCAAAGTCTTTCTGCAAATGGTTATGATTGAATTTGAATTTAAGTTGCGTATACAGTACTCTATAAGCACTAATAAGATAGAGTATGTCTTACCAGAACGAGTACCACCTTGATGCACCTGAACTCGTTTGGTGCTTTGCTTTGAATGATAATAAGTAGATGGCTGCCTCATCAGTTAAACCAAGAAGGCTTAATTTCTTGCCCCTTTGATGTATGATCTACATATTGCTGGTTTAATCTCTGCCTATCTTCATCATCGGCTATGATACGCATTGCTGCGATTTGCAAAGTTGCGTTATCAGAATTCATCCACTTCTGCAGGAGGTAGTTGACCCCTTTGCTTCTATTTAATTCAAAAGCCTCTTTTACTGTATCCGATTCGTTCAATTTGTAAGAGTACGCACTCGTTCGCCCCATGTTTAAAGATCTCCAGTCTATATGGCTCCATCTCATCCAATTGTACTTTTGGATGGCTTCTATTAGTTCTTTCTCGTATTGTTCTGCTTTCATGTTGTACCTTTTGGTATTATACCACTTGGTATATTAGCAATGACTCGAAGATTCTCGACTTGTCTGGAAATGCTCTTCTTTAAGTTCCTTTTATTTTTCGGCTTTGGGAGTCGCTTCTTTTTTCGTGCCATTTTCCTTATCGATTAGCATTGTGAGGTAGTGCATCGCCTTGTAAAGGTCTTTTACTCCGTCTTTGCGCTTATACCTCGTTACATATTTAATAATGTTGCCCTCGCAGAAACCAAGGCCATTCGCCTCGATATAATCGATAGGCTGGATGGGAACATCGTAGTGACTTACTTTTTCTCCCATTGCGTTATGCAGATTGCATAGGCTTGGTCTTCTCCGTACTCACCTATAATTTGGGTTATACAACGAGTGAGGAATTCATTCTCGTTCTCGCTTGGATTTGGTTTTGAAATTGGCATAATCTCGTATATTATTTCGGTCATCAATATATGGGTGAGTCAGGTCGATGTTAATCTTCCTCCGCTTGTACATTATCTGCTTCGCCATCTTTCCCAGTTCCGTTCCCCGATTCAACCACCATATTTGACCGAGCTTCTCGAGCGAGTATCTCGATAGCATATCGTAGTTGATTTCGATTTCTTGTGTATCGTTCATATTCATCCTTTTTTTCTCTCCTTAATTTCCTTGTCCACTTGACTTGGTCGTAAGCAATTAAGCCGGTAACCAAGAACTCGATGGGATAACTTAATCCAACTTTTTCTTCAGCCATTCTATTATTCGTTCCGTGTGATGTTTATAGAAATCCTTGAATTGAGCATACCCCTTATGGTCTTGTTCCCACATCCTGAATAGCACTCCCCTGATGCGTTGTGATTGCGTTTTTGGTTGGTCATAGAGGTCTGTCTCCAAAGCATCCAATTCATCTATCTCCTCCTTGCTTAATTGCTCCTCTGCCCGAAAGTAAAGGTATCCAAATCCGTCAAGCATTTGGTGAATGTGCATAATCTCTTCAGGTGATTTTTCTTGAGTTATGAATCTCAAAGTTACGCACTTATCCTTTCGTGGCGAATATCCATCCAGTTGTGCTGCGGTGATTAGCTTCATCTTACTAATATAACGAATTCCCTACAAATATAGACACCTATCATTAACTATCTCAAGTAGTTTCATTCGATATTTTTCAGCAAGGTCAATCTCGATGGCTGATGCTTCTCCTCCGTTGATGCTCTCTCCGTACTTTGTAGTAAGCCGGAGGTAAGAATTCATTTCGTGTACGCAGGAACTCCATAGGTGACCATTGAGTGCCATCTCTGCATCCTCTTGGTTGTCGAACTCGATTGTGATTTTCATTTGTGTGCTGATTTTCGTAATCTAATTCCTTCTATTGTTATGATTGCACCAAAGCCAATCAAAGGTACGTCGTATCTCTGCGGCACTTTGTTCTGCCCGGCATATATTCCCCCTGCTATCATCGTTAATCCTACCACTTTCCCAACCCGGCTATATTGTACTTTGGTCTTATAAGTCATCCTTTGGTTGTGCCACTCCGAGCCTCGCCCGAATTGAGCATAGGTGTTAATACTGATTAACAAAAGTAGCCACTTCATTCGTTATCCACTAATTTAATTAATTCGTTGAGCATATCCTTAATACACTTGCCACAATTAGTGTATTTCTGCTTCTTTGAGGTCGCCATATTGTAAGCATCCACAATGCGCTTCATATCATCGTTTAAGATAGATGGCTTGCCTTTATAATCTTTAACGATAGCCTTCAATTCCTCCATTGCTTCTGCGGTGATTTGCCTCTCCCACTTTCCTACCGAACAACTCGCTGAACTGAATTGCCACTTAACAGGCATCACGCATCCGCATAAAGTGAATTCCTGACCATTATAGATGACTTTGTCTCCAAGTGGATTCACCGCTCGAAAAGTTCCACAAGTCCTCGTGTCGGCTTTGTAATACTCGCAGGAGAGACATAGTGACCTTCTACGCTCCTTCTCTTTATTATCAACTAGAATTTTAAACATGATCTTTTATAATCTTTTTAACTTTGTCTAAAGTTGAATAAATAGTACGTTGAGGTATACCCGTTTGAATAGCTAATTGACTCATGTTTTCTCCTTGTAGATATAAGTCAAACACCAATCTATCAAAGGCATCTAGATATCGAATTATCTCATCTATTTTTTCAATACATTCTCTTCTATCTAAGTCAAATTCAATAGTAATTTCTGGAATCTCTTGGCAATCTAATGGAATAGATCTTTTCCATTTTGGTGTTCTAGAAGTATTAACTATTGCTAACTTAAAATAATAATCTGTGGCAGGATCACTTTGATATTTAAATTGTGCACTTATTATTTTGATGTATGCTTCGTGAACGAGATCGTGAGGTAGGTTAGTCATTGCTCCTGCGTATCTAACCATTCTTGAATAATTACGCTGCAACCAATTATCCAAGTTCATCAACCTTCCTTTTGTAAAGTTCGATGAGTTCACGCAAATCGGAGATGGAGAACTTTAATATCTGCTGACTCTTGACTAATATCTCTTGCGCAGTTCCTTCGCCGTAGACCTCATCCAGTTTAATACCAAAAGTATATTGCTGACCTCCGTTGGTCATATTGCATCCTTTACATTGAAACTGAACATTGCGTTCATCCCATCTTGTAGACATCTTCATTCGGCTTTGGAAATGCCCCGCATCGACTTCGCTCCAATGTTTTGATTTCCCACATGTAAAGCAAACTCCAAACCCATTAGCATCGACAAGTCGCTTCCTCACATACTTTGAAAAGATAGCATCCAGTTTGCTAACGAGTTTGGTGCGTTCGCTCATTTATACCAAGTTGGAATAGTGATTTCGTATGTTCCGATCGAGTAAGATTCCGGAGTTCCGTCCCAATTCTTAAATTTCCGAATTAACTCAAAAAGTTGAACCCTACCAGTTTGTAAAACGTCAAAAGACAGTTTATATTCTTGAACGTTATAAGGAGCACAGTTTTCAACAGCAAGAATGTAGTAATCATTGATTCCAGTTAGTTCGCAATATATTGCAGCTTGTAGGTGATACATTAAATCAAATATAGCCCTGCTAAATGATTTAGGAGAGGCGTCTTGCGTTGTTTTTATGTCTACTATATGTCTAACTGATACTCCATCTAAAATTGCTTTAAATTCAATATCTTGGATAATCCCAGAAACTGGTACTTCTGGATTTATCTTCTTAAGACTCCTGCGTTCTTCAGATTGGACATTGGCAACCATCTTCAGGAGATTCTCATAGTCACCTCCATCGATTGCCTCTTTGCCTTTGTTCGCTTCGCTAAACGATTGCCATTCATCCTTACCTGCTTTTGTCCGCTTGTCGCATTTGGGTGCAATGGCAAATCTTTCATTAAAGGTGTCAGGTTCTAATAAGAGTGCGTGAAAGGCTCTTCCAAATGCCATCGCAGGAGTGTCCTTGTAATCCTTTGATATGTATTCAAGATAGTGATTTGGTGATTTGGCGAATGCCTTGAGTGATGAATAAGATAAGTGCTTCATTGTGTTTTGATTTTTATCCTTGTCCTACATTTAATTTGAGATATGTCTTGCTCGACTTCAGGAGGCTGCGCTTTTTAGAGTGCCGCCCTTTCATCTTTTTCTTTGGTTTCAATATGCGCTTCTGCGCTTCCTTTTGTTTAGCCATTTGGATTAATACTTGTTCTTATGTGTTGCCAAGGGTCACCGCCACCAATCCTTTGGGAATATCGGTTATCGTTTTCGTATCGATTTATCCTTTCCAATAATTCGGAGCGTTGGCCTTCAAATGTACGAAAGATATCGAGAATTTCGGGAGTCTTTAATCTCTCATAGAATTTCCCCCACTTGCCTTGCTTCATCTCTTGGAACACCACAACTATCTCTTCCAGTTTAAGAGCAGGAAAATCCTCGATAATTGACTCAATTGTAAACATTAAATCCTCTTCCGTTTCAATGGTCTTTTTTGCATCGATAAACTTGATTAGTTTACCCAGTTCGATCACTAAGAATTTTTTAAGCTCTCTAGGATGTTCAGTATTTGCTTTACGAATGTTGAGACCTTGTGCCCAAGCTTCCTCCCTTGATGCTACCTGAACTTCAAATTTCCCGTTATTAATCCTTGTTAAGCCATTGTTCGAATTTGCTTGTAAGCTCAATTTTGTTCCCATTGTTTTTTGATTTGTTATTATTTGCAAAGATACCTTTATATCCCTGCGCTATGGAGTTATGTATCATATCAATGGCAGTTTGTTCGTCGCCATTTGATGTTTTTGCCAGGTGTGCCAGTGCTATATTTTCTGAATCTATGGTTTTGTAGCTAAATTTATGCGATGTACGTTTATAATCTTTCCATTGATCCCATATTTCCAGAAATTCTTCGCTAAATGGATTATTTAATTGGCTTTTAAAAACCTTTTTAAATGCTTCGCTTTTACTTAACTTATCTTTTTTTTCTTTAATTACTAAAATAGTATTTATATCACTACTACTATTACTACTACTATTACTACTACTATTACTATTATTATTACTGTTACTATTATTATACGCTGTTTCTGCTGGCGAATTTAGCGACTCGCTATTATCTGCAACAAATCGCTTACTACTTCTTTTTGCGTTCTCCTTATTCTTTTCACAACGTGCTTTGTATTTTAAAAGATCACGTTCGAATTGTATTTCGAATTGTTTCCATATAACGTATAACAAGCCTTGTAGTTCGACTTTTTCCCCTTTATGATAGTTTCTCATTGACTTAAACAATATAGCGGCGTCACGGTCCTCTAAATGATCTAGTATGGCTAAGCTGTCAATATAAAGAAGGAATGATTTGGGTTTAGTTTCCATAGTTTTAGAAAAGATCTAATTGATTTAATACTATAACGGGAAAGGAATTTTTATAATCGATGACGTTGTCTTTCCTAATTTTTATCCCTTTTACCAAATCACCAACGTTAACATTTAAAGATTTGTTAGGTCCTTCATGCCAATATATTTTATCGCCGTGATTATTATTAAGGATGTATGTTTTTACGCCATTCGAAAAAGGGCCATCGTATGGTCCAATCACTTTAACGCACTTATAGGTTGTTTCCATCTTTTACAAATGATCCATTTAACATTCTACCTGTTCTTTTTGATACGATATTATACGCATTATTGATGCAATCTTCGATCTTAACATTATTAAAGTAAGCTATAGAAGTTAGCACTATAACGATATCGCCAATTGCATCATTAATTTCAGCAGAATCGTTTTTTATTATCGCTTTTGCTAATTCACCAGCTTCCTCTTGTAATTTAACATACTGTGTTTTAATGTCACCACTATGATAAATTCCCTTTGATTTAGCCCAATCTCTAATTGGATTAAATTCGTCTTTTAAAATTGTTTCTTTCATATTATTTGGTTTTGTTTTTGAAAAAGGTTCTTGTGGGTTTCTTTAATTAGTTGGATGTTTAAATCCTTGTTGTTTTTATACCTTAAAGGCTTCTTTACTGAATTAATAACCATTTCAGGTAATTTATCATTGTAAAGATCTCTTAGAATTTGTTTGTTGTTGATTTTCGTCTTTGGCAACTTACTTGCATATTCAACTAAGTTATACCCCATTAATGGACTTCTTGCTTCTTTTGTCCATCTCATACTGGTTCTGTCTATTCGTATATTATGGTAGTATGGCAATTCCATAAAAACATCATAAGACCAAGTTGATCCATTTACGCATCTAGAATATCCACCAAAAATTTCATCAGCGCCATCGCCTGTTAAAACACAGTGATTTGTACAGTTCTTAAACAATAAATAGTTAGGCATTAACGATCCATAATCCAAAGAGTGCTCATAATGTAAAACAGCATCATTTAAATCTTCTTCTGTAAATGAATCATTTATAAATATTGGCTTTAAACCATAGATCTTGCAGATCTTTAAAACATCCTCGGATTCTTCAGATTGAAAGGAGACTACTTCTATGTCTTGACAATACTTAAAAGCATGATGTAGTACAATGTTGCTGTCTAATCCAGAACTTAACAACAAAGAAACACCATCCAATCTATTCTCTAGTCTTCTTTTTACGTTTGCATCGATCATACTGTACAAATCAGTAGAAGTATCAGATTGAATTGTTTTAACAAATGGCACACGATCCGCTCTGTAATCGGAATAACTGTACTTATACAAATTACCAGGCAAGCACCTTTCTACATTTGAAAAGTTAGTCATTAAGGTACCAAAGAATTTCTCTGAATAATTTAAGTATTGGCAATCAGTTAATAGGGGTTTAATTTCAGAAGCAATACCTAAATTGTTATAGTACAGTTGTTTCTTCCCCAATTTATCTGTAAAAAACCACATAGTACCTTTTTTGTCTATAATACATATAGACCAAAAACCATCCCAAGAGCCGCTTTTTTTATAAAAAGAAATAGGATCAAATTTGCATTCTATAAAAAGAGAGGAAAGATAATGCACGTCGCTTTTTGACCTTTTGTTTAGTTCTTTGTAGTTGAAGATTTCGCCATTAAAAACTATTAATCTTCCGTCTATTAAAATAGGTTGATTAATCCCTGTTCCTTCTGAACTTAAAGGCAAAGAGTTAAAAATTACATTCCAATCATTAAACTCTATTCTTTTTTCAGTAATACCGCGATGTCTTATTGCATTTGGTATTTGGTTTTTTGTTATAGAGAATCCGCACATGTTTTGTTTGTTTTTTTAAGGTAATACAAATCAGATTGAAAACAATGAAAACTACCTATCCATATATGAAGTAAGCCAGGATTTATAGAAAGACCTAATGACTTTAGTCTAGAAATCATCTCGAATACTAATCTTTGAGTCATATAAATGTCATTTCTAAAGTGCCTTCTTGCATCGCAACTCCTTATTAGGTAAGTACAATCTAAATGATCATCAATTACTTTAAACCAATAACCAATTGTACAAGGAAGTCTTACCTTGTTATTGGATTGATCTTCTGGGTGCCATATAGAAAGGAAACATTGTCTGGTAGAAAGATCTTCTGATATTCTATCCACCACATCATTCCAATCTCCCATTGTAAATCTTACACCCTCCTTTTTTGGCGGCCAAAATCGTTCTTGATAAGTATGGCTAAATAGACCATCTGGTCTAAATCTACCGTTGTCAAGATCTGGTCTATAATAAGGCCAATTTTTATATTGAACACCGGGGTTTGTAGGTCCTGATATTCTTTCAACAAAATGATCTTCTGCCCAAGGTAAATCAGCTTTTGTCTCTTCTGCTAACGAACAGATATCTTTGCAAATCTCCATTGATTTAAAAACATTTGTTAGTTCAATAACAGGATTTTCAACCTCTATTGCTTGCCATCTTTTCGTATAAGACAGTTTTTTAGAATCTATCAATTGCCGTATTAAGGATTCTGTTACTTCACTTGTTTTCATGACAAACATCGTTTTGTTCAACCAAAAAACCCTCCATATAATTATTTAAACCAGCCGTATAAGCAACTAAATCCAAAAGATTGTCTTCTTTATGACTATACGCTTGTCGTGCTAATTTTAAAGACATAATGATGTAATAGACATCGATTGTTGTTATCTCTTTTTTGCAAAGGACACTAGCAATCTTTGCTGCTTCCATATTTGTCTTTGACATTGGCCCATATTGCCGTTCTTTTTCTTCAGCCCTGTTATAAATAATGTCTTGTGCTTGTTGTAGTATATTCATGGCTTTATAGATTTCCATTTACCGTTTAAAAGAATCACTTTACCGTCCTCGAATAAATTAACCAGAATAAGATCCACCTTTTCCATTGGGATATAATACTCCATCGATATTTCTTTTCGAGAACGTGGTTGTTGTTTAATAAATTCATGAATTAATTCTTTCATCGTACATAATCGCTTTATAAAGTTCATCTATTGATATTTTTGTAGACTTGTGAAGTTCTGGTAAGTATTTGAGAAGGAGCCTTCGCTCCTCCTCATTTCTTAATAGACACCTCATTCTTACAGTTGTTAAACCGCATGCTTTACTGATGCCTTCTAATCCGCCAAGGGATTCAGCTATTTCTTTTAAATTCATAATTAAAAAGGTTCGTTATTTGTTTCTTCTTCAATAATACCAGACATTACCCAAGCAGTGAATAATTCAGCAACTAGAATAATAGCATGCGGGGTTCCCGATGGGTTTCTTTCTACAGCAGCTTTTAAGCACGATTGCCTAACAATTAAGAGTTGCCGATCAACATCAGTTCCTGTTACTGAATTTGATATGGTTTCGGCTTTCTTAATCTTGCCCTGCTTTCCAAATTTACCTGCCTTTGTCACTTCATAATCTACTACATCACCTACTTCATAAGGAGGTAATTCGGTTTTAGAATTAACTTCTAGCGTTTCGTTGTTTTGAAAAGTCACTTTAAAAGAGTACATGGTACCATACTGGCCAGTCCAAGGCCCTTTTGCTTCGATGTTTGTGATTGTACTTTGCATTAGAAATTGATTATAATTGTTATTAAACGATTGTGTATTGCTGGAGATATTTCAATGTAAGGCCTTAAACCAAGGTTAAATAGGTTATCGTATATGGCGCTTACTTCATCGAATGTGATATTTGGGGCATCTACCTCCCAACATCCATCAGTTGTAATTGTTACCTCTCCGAAGAGGTTCGTTAGATAATTTAGTGCTGATTCCATATTGCTTTTTGATTTCGTTGTGAATATAAGCCCACCACTCATTTAATGATGGGCGTTCGTTTGGGTGAATGGTTTTGCTTATTCGTGGCATACCGGGTAGATTTGTTCAGGTTCGTGGTCGCTTTTGCAAGCAGAGTTCTCGTTTGCTGTTAAATCCATA